CGATAGAACTCTTGAGTCTTTTAGTTCCCTTCTTTGGAACACTAACAGTAGATTCTAACGGTTTACCATTAGACCCTCTAACACCGCCTGGCTCTAATCCTCTAAGTGAACCATTATACTTAACAACACCCCCATGTTGACTAAAAGCAATCTTTGCGTTTTCAGTCTCGTTGATATTAAATATAATATAATGTCCTTGGTCATTTGAACCTAAGTCTTCTGGGTATGCAATATGTGTATCTTCAAATGGATTTAACTTCGCATAGTTGCTTCTGTCAACTCCACCTCGATTTCTGCCACTGAAAGCATCTGCACGACCACCACCCAATAAATTAGAAATTCTATTATTGATTCTATTAGTCGCTTGATTGATTGCAGTGTTTTTTATCTCGTTTAGAAAACCTCTTAGCATCTTTATAAATATCCTTAGTTGTATACTATTTAGGTGAATAATCATGGCATACCGTGGAAGATATATACCAACCTACCCAAAAAAGTATAAGGGTGACCCTTCTAATATTATTTATAGAAGTTTGTGGGAAAGAAAGTTTATGGTATATTGTGACCGTAATGACAAAATACTAGAGTGGGGTTCAGAAGAGTTTTTCGTTCCCTACCGTTCACCTTTAGATGGTAAGATACACCGATACTTCCCAGACTTTTATGTCAAAGTAAAAACACCAACTGGTAATAAAAAGTGGGTAGTTGAGGTCAAACCTAAAGCACAATGCAAACCCCCCAGAACACCCAAACGAAAAACTAAGAAGTATCTCAATGAGGTTCGTACTTGGGCTGTTAATGATGCAAAATGGAAAAATGCAATAGAGTATTGTAAGGATAGAGACATGGAGTTCATCATCTTAACTGAAGTAGAACTTGGGATATAAATAACTACATGGCAGAAGAAACTTATTTCGATAAAATATCGGCACAAATTAAAACTGGTAACGAACCAATTTCTTGGTATCGTAATCGTATTAAAGAGCTCGGAACACCTACCGTTCCAGAGTTGTTACGTTCTGGTAAACTCAATAGTAAACCCCATCCAAAACACCTAAATATGTTTGTCTATGCACCAAAGTTTGCAAAGAAGTTACCATATTATGATACATTTCCACTGGTCATGTACTTGAAGTCAGCAGAAGGTGGGTTCTATGGATTAAATTTCCACTACCTACCATATGCACTAAGAGCAAGACTTCTAGATGCGGCTGGTCAAGACAAATTGGATGTAAGTGCAGTGGAAAATAGTAGATTGACGAAACCAACTATAAAAAGATACTTGTATGGATATGCAAGGTCTATGTATAGAAAAATTGATAGTGATGATAATCTAACTGCGATTATGTTACCAGTACAAAGGTTTAAGAAAGCATCAGACAGTAGAGTCTGGGGTGATTCTAGGAAGATGATTTAATGGCAAAGTTTAATTTTTCAAATGTTCTTGGTGGTGCAGTATTTGGTGGTTTAAATGCGTTCTTACAACATAACGCATCCAGAGATGGATATGCAAAACAGAACAGATATGAAGTAGTGATACTTTTACCAGCTGGTGTTTCTGGAGATAGTTCTGCAGGCGCTGGCACATCTGCACAAGCAGGATATGTCACTGGTAATTTACATGGTGAAACTGCAAGACGAATTTCATTTCGTTGTAACTCTATATCCATTCCAGCAAGAAGTTTAAGAACACAAGTTAATGGTAATATCTATGGCCCCACGCACCAAGTAGTACAAGGTCAAGTATTTGCACCAGTAGAAGCAACTTTCTACTGTGGTTCTGACCTCGCAGAGAGATACTTCTTTGAGGAGTGGCAAAAGATTACCTACAATCCAGATACATATGATATTAACTATTATAAGGAATATATTGGTTCAATTGAAATATATCAATTGAATGAACAAGACGAAAGAACTTATGGTTGTAAGTTGGAAGAGTGTTTTCCAGTGACTATTGGTGCATTACCATATGGTCATAGTAATACAAATCAGATACAAACCATATCGGTTGAGTTTGCATATAGATATTGGAGAAACATTGCAACTGAACCACAAAAGGCAAACCTAGATAGTACACTACAAGATATTATTAAAAATTCTATTCTTAGAAACGTACAATCTAGATTACCTCAAGTGATAAGGCGATTATTTTAATTATTAATATAGGAGAATAAATTATGGCATTGCCCGTATTGAATAACCCAAATTATGAGATGGAAATTCCATCAACTGGGGAAAAAATTGAGTTCAGACCATTTCTGGTAAAAGAACAAAAAATCTTAATGATGGCAGTTGAGAGTAAAGACACAAAAGCACAATCAAAAGCTGTGTCTGATATTATTAAAAGTTGTACATTTGGTAAACTTGATAATGTCGTAGACCAACTCCCAACATTTGATATTGAATATATGTTTTTACAAATTAGATGTAAATCGGTTGGAGAAACAGTTGATATTAATGTTACTTGTCCAGATGATGGACAGACGAAAGTTCCAGTAACAATTCAATTAGAAGATATTAATGTTATTAAAACAGAAGGACATTCTAATGTTGTTATGGTTACAGATAAAATTGGATTGACTATGAAATACCCCACCATGAATCAACTTATGGGTTATGATATAAGTAAACTTGATAGTGCTGGGGGCACTTTTAAAATTATTGAAGATTGTTTAGAAAATGTATTTGATGAAAATGAAGTCTATGACGAAATGACTAACAAAGAACTACAAGAGTTTATTGAACAAATGACTACTGACCAGTTCCAGAAAGTGACTGACTTCTTCCAGACTATGCCTAAGTTAAAACATATTGTAAAGGTAACTAACCCAAACACTGGTGTTGAAAGTGAAGTCGCACTTGAAGGGATGCAAAGTTTTTTAGACTAGCCCTTTCACATGATGACTTGGGAACTTACTTCCAAGTTAACTTTAGTATGATGACACATTATAATTATAGTTTGACAGAATTAGATAATATGATGCCGTGGGAAAGGGAAATATATGTAAGTTTGTTATCTCAATATGTAAAAGAACAAAAAGAAAAAATGGACAGAGAGAAACAAAGAAGGAAATACTAATGGCCAAAACAGTAACAGTAGACCCAGAGGTTGTAGAGAAAGTTGATAGTAATGGTGATGGTCACATTTCAACAGAAGAAATGGAGATGAATTTGGAATTTAAAAGAAAAGAACTTGAAGACGCTGATGCTCGGCGTGATGCCATGCGAAAAATGACATGGTTTGCTTTAATGGGTATGTTGTTATATCCACTAGGTATTTTAATTACATCAATGTTAGGACATGAAGGTACTGCAAAGATTATCGGTGATATTGCACCGACATACTTTGTTGCTATCTCAGCATTAGTTGCAGCATATTTTGGTGCAAATGCATATGTAGATAAAAAGAAGTAAATAAATGGCAGAGAATAACCCAGGCGTAATCAACGCATTAAAAGAAAGTCAAAAAGAAGGTGCAAGAGTAATTAAAGATGAACTGAAAGACCAGTTCAAACCTTTCACTGACCAATTGACTGCACCTCTTCAGGCAATGAAGGCTGGTATTGAAGCACTTCCAGGCGTTGGTGTTACTAAAAAGTTGTTTTCTGCTGTATCTACTCCATTAAAAGATGCGTTTACAATGGATACTAAAGCAAACATTGATGAACAAAAAGCAATAAACAAAGAAGATGCTGAAAATAAGAAAAACGCAACTCTCATGGAAGATATTCGTGATGGTATCCTTGGTATTCAAGATGGTTTGATTAAGGGCCTTGCTGGTCTAAAAGATAAAGGTCTTGGTGCTCTAGGTATTCTTGCTGGTCTGGTTGCAGCTCCGTTTGCAACCTTAGTTGCGTTCTTTGGTCAACTTAAAAAAGAAGTAGCCGTATTAACAAGAGGGTTTAAAGCGCTCAAAGACGGTAAAGTATTTGGGTTTTTTGCTAGAATTGCAGATGGACTGATAGACTTCTTTAAAATGTTGAATCCATTTGGTAGAGGAGCGCCTGGCGCACAAACTCCATTTGGTAGAGTTTTAAAGATGGTTTCAGATGGATATAAAAAAGTTCTGGGGCCTGTATTTAAGATATTTGATTCTGTGTCTGATTTTGGTAATTCTATTAAAGGTTCTGCTGGATTTAAAAGATTAGGTTTCTTTGGAAAAAGAGTTACTAGTATTATGAAGACATTCAGTGAATTTGTAACTGGTATTTTAACTAAATTTGGGTCATTTGCAAGGGGAGCAAAAGGTGTAATTTCTGCATTGCCTGGCTTCAAACCAGTAATTGATTTTGCAAAAACAATTGGTAAAACTCTTGGTAGAATATTCTTACCAGTGACCATTATTATGACTCTATTTGATACTGTAAAGGGTGCAATCGCTGGTTATGAAGATGATGGGTGGTTAGGTGCATTGGAAGGCGGTCTTACTGGTCTTATTAATTCT